TTTGAGTTCAATTTCATCCAAATCTTTCACTTCATCTAAAACAACTAACAATGCAGCCATATCGTCATATCGAGGCTTGAATTCAGCAGTAGTTATTTTAACTAACAGAAAAGGAGTAAGAATAACAGCCTCATCTTCTCGCAAAATGTGTTTCTTGGAAATGTTCATAGTTGAATAAACTCCATCTAATCTTCTAGCTGGTTGTTTAGTGTATCGTAATCTATCTTCAATGGTTATTCCGCTAGCGGATAATTTCATCTCAGCATTAACAGCCTGAGCTCTTAAAGTTGGAGATTGTTTTGATGCTAATTTATCCTCAAACATAGTAGTCTCATCAGGGTAAGCTTTTCGAATTTTCTCTACTTTTTTGTCTAAGAAACGAATTTTAGATAACTCCTCCATTTCGCCGATTCTTAAAACTTTCAAAACAGATGGATCCAAAGAAGAAATATAGGTGGCATGTACTGTAGGTAGTATCTTGTTTTTCTGTTTTATATCAGTTTCCGTCTCTAAATGTTTATTACAAGCGTTCCACAGTGACTGAGTTAATTGTCTGGGAGTCAAAGCTGAGTACAGTCTAAGTTTGGAAATAGTATTAAGACCTTTACCAAAAGTGTACGAGTCAAGCGGTTCAGAAAAAGTTCCATTATCTTTAAACATTGAAATCATAGGTAAACTAGCCCCTTTTTCATGATGTACAGACATATACGGAATTAAATAGCAACTGGTGTCATGAATAGCTTTCTTATAAACAAACCTTGAAATATCAGGAAGATCAGAACCCATGACATTTTGGACTCTACACATATTCGCTATCCCATAAGCCATTTCTAACACTCTATGTTTATTTCGTGCTCGTGAATGAAGTTCGGTTATCATCATGGATTTCACTTCAGCCTGTCTCTCATGGGCGAGTTTAGACATTTTTTCTGTAGTATGTTCAGCAGCAAATATAGCTAATCGAGAAGGTAAGGGAACGTATCGACCACAAAAAACTTGTAGCTGAAGAAAAATACCATAATGTTTAGAAACTTCTCCAGTGGATTTATACCCTAGACCTTTGAAATTAGCAAGTAACAAAGTAATGAAAGTAAAAGCTTTTTCGTGATCAAGTTGGTTTAAAATTCGAGCTATAAGAGCTAAGTCGTCACCAGCTACATTGAAATCCAAATCTAGCTCTTCAAGTTTGACTTTAACTTGTAATAACGTTCCTATAACGAGAGCAGAAAAACGAATATTATGTGTCCCGGATGTTGAATACATACCTGAAGGTAAAAAAGAAGCAGAAATAGCCAAATCTCCGAAAGCAATTCCGCCTTTAAGAAGGAAATTTGATTCTTTTAATTTAAGTAAAAAAGAAACAGCAGCTTGATAATACGGACTAATCCACTCTTGGGTAATTTCTCGAGTTTTAACGTTCATGACTTCAAATTTCTGCAATCTAAAAGAAAAATACTTCTCAACGTTCATGTCTTTCCATAAAGCGTCTTCGTATATACTATTTTGAACTGTGAGCATTTGTAGTGACACGGATTGATCGGCACTTGAAACATCAAAACTTGCTATCATAGAGGGTTTTTCAGACGAAGTTGCTTTCATGAGAGGATGCGTATCAATAATAGTACCAGTAGCTTTTCCGGAAGCTATGTAATCAGTAACTTT